ATTTCATAACCCATAGAATAAATACCTCTTAAAAGGTCTTCATTTAAATTTAATTCGTCGAATGATTTACATTCATTTATAACATATTCATTTTCAGTTTCCATTTTTGATGATGACATCTTATATTATAGTAATTTAAGATATAATCTTTATATCGATTATTTTTATTTTTCAAATGTAGCATATACTTGATCATAGTCATAAGAATTATAACCATTAAAAGGGAGAGTATTATTTTGTAAAGATTTAGCTAATTTGTAAGAAATAGCGTAAGCTTTTTGATTTTGGTCGATAATAGTATCATCTTTATTTTCTTTAATAAGTTGTTCGAAATGTTCAAACTTTTTATTTTTTTTTGAAGATTTTTTGGATGATTTGGAAGTCTTTAAATTCTTTTTTTTAAGATTTGTTATTTTCTTCTTCGTTTTATAATCATCTTTTTCTACCTCAAAATGTTCTTCTCCTACTTTAAGATATATCGTATTATTTTGTTCCGGTAAATTTATTATCGCATCTTTTAATCTATAATCTACTACTGATGCTATTGTAATTCCTAGATAATATGCAAATAATACTACTAATATTATTCCTATAATCCACTCTTTCATATTTACTATTATATAATAATTTTATTATCCATAATAATATTAGTATAATATGACAGATATCGAAAATAAATGTGTTACAGGTAAAAAACAATCTCCTCTCGAAATTATATCCAGTAATGCAACAGAATGTAGTTCATTATGTAGTCTCCTATTCTTTTATCGTAGTTCATTATGTACTATCGAAAATACAGGCAAAGAATTCTATTTATATTATGATGCAGGTTCTAGCGTTATTTATAAAGATGTCGTCTATCAATTAGAAACTATGAGTTATACTCGCCCTTCTTCACATAAAATAGATGGTAAACAATTTGACGCAGAATTAATGCTCCATCATTATAATAAAATTAGTAATACTATATTAATCGTTTCCGTCTTTTTACAATTAAATGATAGTAATATTTTAAGTAGAACACAAACATTCTTAAATGAATTCATTTCTTTAATCCCTCAACAATCAGGCTCTTACAAAACTCTTTCATTAGGTAATGAATGGAATATTTTCGATGTATTACCCGAAACTAAATCTTTCTATACTTATGCCGGTTCTACTATTCGTGGTAATTGTACTGAAAATGTTACTTGGATCGTTATGAGTAATCCCGTCTATACTAATATTACATTCTTCGATAAAATTAAAACTCTATTCCCTAATACTAATAATAGAGATACTATTAAAGATGATAGTCGAACTATTAATTATAATCCTAATCTAGAGAAATCTAATAATCAAAATTACGGTTCTGCTATGCGTTGTTATGATGATAAATCATTTCGAAATCAATGTTCCATCTTATCTAATAATGCTATGATAGAAAAACAAAATAGCGATTCTACTAAAGCTATTATTCTTGCCCTACTCATCTTTATTATTATTATTATTGCTGCTATTATGTATAAAAATGGTTACTTTAATAGTATTATTGATGGTTTAAAAAATGGTATTGTAGTTATTAAAGATAAAAGTTCTAGTGGATATAATAAGTTCAAAACATTAGTTACTAGAAAGACTAATGACGAGATTTAGATAATTTACGATCTTTTAATGATATACATAATTCTTTACATTTTGATACTTGATTTTTAAGTATATCAAGAGCATTTTTAGTAATCTTATTTTCATCTTTTAATATCTTTAATATTTCTTTAAACATACTTAACTGTTCTTTTAATAATTGAATTTCATTTGTCTGGTTTTCAATATGGTCTAATAAATCATCCATATAATCTCTCTTTTTCCAAAATATGGTTTCAAATAATACCTCTTTATCATTCGGTTTTTCATAATGTTTCTTTTTAACATACCACTTAAAAGTACCTTTTGATAAACATACACATTTATCAGTTGTTGATACTAATTTTCCTCCTTCTTTAAAAGTTTGTCTTTTATTACTATCTAATGTAACATAACGAATGCAACTATTAACAGGTACTTCATCAATATTATCAATTCGTATATAATCTTCTAATAGATTTTCTATATCTTCTTTAGTATAATTTTTCGCCTTACGCTTTTTTGTTTTAATATTTATTATTTTATGAGACATCTTATAATATAATCATATTTTGTGTAATAAATTATTACATATAGGTTTAACTAATGAAAATAATTATATCTTTATAATATAAATAAATATGGGTTTAGGTTATATGTTACTTGCCGTAAAGAGTGAGCAAGATAAATATTTAGTAGGTAATCCACAATTCACCTTCTTTAAAGGTGCTTATAAGAGACATACTCATTTCGCATTAGACCAAGTATTCGTTCCTTTTGTCGGTGAAACAAAAGACGCTTATGGTAAAAAATTATATGTTGATATACCTAAAAGTGGCGACTTATTACATCGTATGTATTTAGTTCTAGATATTCAAATAAATAATCAAGTTGATATATCTTCAGTAAATTTATTCGGTTATTCTTTCATCGAATATATTGATATTATTATAGATGGTCAATTAATCGATCGTCACTATAGCGATTGGCTTATGTTATATATGGAATTATTACAAGATAAACGTAAAGAATTAGCAACCGGATTAATGACAGGTATTCATTCCCCAGAAGATAATAAAAAGACATTGTTTCTTCCATTAAGATTCTGGTTTAATAACGATATTGGTTTATCATTACCACTAATCGCTTTACAATATTCAACAGTTAGAATTGAAGTTAAATTAAATAATAAGAGTATTCCTACTACTTATTCTAGTAATACCACTAATACTATTAAAAATGATGATTTATCTATAAGTCGTATGCAAATGTTATGTGAATATATCCATTTAGATAAAGATGAAAGAGTTTTATTCTCATCTAAACAATTAGAATATTTAATTACACAAGTACAATCTAGTATTAATAATCCGGTCCAATTATATATAAATGATGATGATGTAAGATATGAAGATAAAACACATCGTTTCGACTTACGTTTTAATCATCCGGTTAAATCTATATTTTGGGGAGTTAAAGATAATTATGTCGACTTAAGTAATAGTATTAATAGTACTCAATATAAATATGATAATACTACAGGTATTTTATACTATAATTATTGGAGAAATGGAACAGTATTACGTGAACAAATTAAAGAATGTAATATTGTTATGAATGGTAAAGATGTAACTGAACCATTAGAACCACAATATTTCCGTTTTGTTCAAGATTACCAACATCATCTTAATAGTTCATTATTAAATGTATATAATTTAAATAAAACATATACTAATGCTCCTAGTTATAAATCTAATATATATCCTGTTGGTATGGGTTTTTATAACTATAATTTTGCAATTAATCCAACAGATACTCAACCATCCGGTTCAGTTAATTTTTCAAAATTAGAACAAGCTCAACTAAAGATGAAACTATTTCGTGATAAAGATAATTTTACTTTTGGTGGTAGTACTAATAATTTAACTGCAAAATACATTAATATTTATGCATTAAGTATAAATGTTTTGAGAATTATGAGTGGTAAGGCTGGTTTAGCATTCGCCACATAATATATCTTTTTTTCATTTGATATAATAAAACAATACTATTATGTCAAATGCACGAATTATATTACTTGCTAGAGGAGAACAAGACCAACTATTAAATCAAAATGCAGAATATACCTTTTTTCAAAGAGATATTAAAACACATACACAATTCGGTACTGATTGGTTAGTTGTATCTAATAATGATAAAAATAACAACAATTTTATATATGATAATATGACTTTAGATATTCATGTTCCTATTAATGCAGATTTATTAAATGAAGTTTATTTAAGAATTAAATTAGATGTATCCGGATGGGATTATACAGGAAATGCTAATTCATTAAATACTAATACATATGCACTTGAAACATTTGTAAATATTATTGACAGTGTACAATTTATATATAATAATAAGGTGTTAAGTGAATTAGATAGTTTTTATATTCTATCTTATTATGATTTATATCTTAATCAACAACAAAAAAATTCATTAGTTCCTATGATTTCATATGAGTATGCTAAAAGAGGTAGTGAAAATTCAACATATCCTTCTGAATTTGTTTATTTATATGTTCCATTACCTTTTTGGTTTCATAAATCACCTATGAATGCATTTCCTTTATGGGCTATTAAAAATAATAATATTACTATAAAAGTTAAATTAAAAAATTTTACTAATGGTTCAACTCGTAAAATAAGTGATATCGAATGTTTATATAAATATGGTTATTTAACACCTGAAGAAAAAGAAAAATTCACAAATCTTCCTTTAGAATATCTTATTAAACAAGTTAATCGTATCGATAAGGTTTCTATATCATCTAATTCTACTTATAAAGTGTCTATTCCACAAACTCATTATATCGAATATTTATTATGGAATATTGCTATAATGGAACAAGATGGCTCTTATTATGCATTTAGACAACTAACAGATGGTCTTAAACGTGCATCTATTAATATAAATGGTAATATGTTAGTTGATACTACGGCTGATTATTATAAATTAATACAAAGATACCAACATTTTAAGTGTGATAGTACTTTTAAAGTATATCAATATCAAGATATTAGTTCTGCACAATCTCTAATATTACATCCTAACGAATATAATACTTATCCTTATTACTATATGGATAATATAACCGAACCTAAATTTCAAACTATACTACCTTTATATACATATTCTTTTGGTTTAGAACCCGTATTAAATAAAGATAGTGGTTTTTTAAGTACTGACCAATTTACACATAGTCAATTAACATTAGAATTTAATGATCTAGATCTAGATATTAGTGGTAATCAATATACCGAATGTAATATTTATTTAGTTCGCCATAATATTATAAGAATAAAGGATGGTGTTTTAGATATATTATTTGCTTAAATTAATTATAATATATATTTATCCTTATATATTATATAATTTTAAATGGCAGGTGGTTTATTACAATTAGTCGCTTACGGTGCTCAAGATATTTATTTAACAGGTAATCCACAAATTACTTTCTTCAAGATTGTTTATCGTCGCCATACCAATTTTGCGATTGAATCAATTGAACAAACTTATAATGGTAAAGCCTCATTAGGTAGTCGTTTCACTTGCACTATTGCTCGCAATGGTGATTTATTACATCGTTTATATTTAGAAATTGATGTTGATACTGCTAATAATGAATATGTTGGATACGGATATTTAGGTTTTCAATTATTAGATTATGTTGAAGTAGAAATCGGTGGTCAAGTTATAGATAAACATTATGGAGAATGGATGGCTGTATGGTGTGACTTAACTCATACTATAGATAAAGCCATAATATTAAGTGAAATGTTAGAAATAGATAGTGATTATGCCCGATTAATAGTTCCATTACAATTCTGGTTTTGTCGTAATCCAGGTCTAGCATTACCATTAATCGCTTTACAATATCATGAAGTTAAAATTAATATTCAATTTAAAAGTATAATAACAGGTATAACTTCAAGCGATTTTAAAGATTGCAACGTATGGGCTGATTATATATTTTTAGATACGGATGAAAGACGCCGTTTTGCTCAAGTTTCACATGAATATTTAATCGAACAAGTACAATTTTCAAACTCGCTTACAATAAATTCAGGAACAGCACCTATTTCTACACAACACGAATTATATTTTAATCATCCCGTTAAAGAATTAGTTTGGTTAGTTGATGCAAATTCAACTGATAGTACATTTTCAGGTTATATACAATCATCTACCGCTTTATTACAATTAAATGGTCAAGACCGCTTTAAACGTCGCACCGGTGATTATTTCACTAAAGTTCAACGTTACGAACATCATAGTGGAGCAGGACGTCAATTTATTTTTGGTGCATTTAATAATACTAATTTTGGTGGAGTTGCTTTTGAAAATATACATATATATTCGTTTGCTCTTAAACCTGAAGAACACCAACCTTCAGGAACATGTAATTTTAGTCGTATTGATAATGCGGTATTAAATTTAGAATTTTTAAATGAAGGCTTCGGCTATATTTCAGAACCACCACCAGGAGAAAGTGTAATTCCTGCAGGAACCGTATTAAAGGTATATGCCGTCAATTATAATGTCTTACGTATTATGTCAGGTATGGGTGGTCTCGCTTATTCTAACTAAAAAATTTATTTCTATGTTGTTATTATATTAGATAAGATAATAATCACACTTTTTTTTCTATTCTTATTATATAATTAATTTAAAATGGCAGGTGGTTTAATGCAATTAGTCGCTTACGGCGCTCAAGATAT